AGGCCATCGAGACGGCGTACCGGGCCGGGGTGATGTCCCTCCGTGAAATTGCATCGCAGCACGGTATCAGCGAAGGTGCTATCCGTAAGCGAGCAAAGCGTGACGACTGGTCTCGCGACCTGAATGCGAAAGTGAAGGAACGTGCTGACGATCTGGTACGCAAAGCAGAGGTACGCAAGCAGGTACGCAGTGAAGTCACTTTGAACGAACGCGTACTGATTGAAGCGACTGCAGAGGTAATCGCCAGTGTCCGCATGGAGCATCGCGGTGATATCAAGCGCGCCCGGCAGATAACGAACGCGCTGTTTGATGAGCTAGGCGCCGAGTGTGCTGATGTGGCCGCGCTGGAGAAGCTCGGAGAGTTGATGCTTGAACCAGACGACAAGGGACAGGACAAGCTTAACGAGATTTACCACAAGGTCATCAGCATGCCGGAGCGCGTTAAATCGGTGAAAGCTCTCAGCGAAGCGCTGAAGAACCTGATCGGACTTGAACGCCAGGCCTACGACATCGACGGGCCGGAAGGCGACAATTCTGTTAAGCAACTCTCTGAACTGATGGATTCCTTGTCTCAGGGGGCGTAATGAAGCCTGAGCATCTCAAGCTGCTAGCTGATAAAGACTGGCGGCTGAACAATCTTTACTGGATCACCGACAAAGAAGGCAAGCCGACCCGCTTCAGAATGACGCCGGAGCAGCGGGAATACTTCGAGGGAATCCATACCCGCAACATCATCCTGAAAGCTCGCCAGCTCGGCTTCACCACAGAGGTGTGCATCATCCAGCTCGACGCTGCTCTGTTCGAGTCGGCAAAGTGCGCGCTGATCGCCCATACGCTGAATGACGCAAAGCGCCTGTTCCGGGAAAAGGTGAAATATGCCTACGACAAGCTGCCGGCCGAGATAAAGGCAGCCAATCCGGCGAGCAACGACTCAGCCGGCGAGCTGGTCTTTAAGAAGGGCGGATCACTCTACGTAAGCACCTCATTTCGTGGCGGCACGCTGCGTTACCTGCACGTTTCCGAGTTCGGAAAGATATGCGCAAAGTATCCGGATAAAGCCCGTGAAATCGTCACCGGTGCGTTTGAGGCGGTATCGACAGGATGCTTCGCTACTATCGAGAGCACTGCAGAGGGCAGGGCGGGTTACTTCTTCGATTACTGCCAAGCGGCAGAGAAAGCACTGCTGCAGGGCAAACCGTTATCTGCGCTGGACTGGAAGTTTTTCTTCTTCTCCTGGTGGAAGAATCCGCAGTACGCAATTGACCCGGTAGAACTGCTCCCTGCACGCCTGATTGAGTACTTTGCTGAGATGGAGGCGAAACACGGCATAGTCGTTAACGAACGCCAAAAGGCGTGGTATTACGCCAAAGAAAAGACGCTCGGCGACGACATGAAGCGCGAATACCCGACCATTCCGGCAGAGGCGTTCCAGCAGTCGGTCGAGGGCGCGTACTACGCCAAACAATTCCGCTGGCTCTACACCAACAAGCGGATCGGCCAAATCCCGGATAACTCCCATCTACCGGTTAACACGTTCTGGGATATTGGTGTGGGGGACTCCACGGCGATCTGGTTCGTTCGCGAGGTCGGCGAAGAGTTCCACGTCATCGACTACTACGAAAACTCTGGCGAAGGGCTTCGGCACTACATGAAGGTGCTGAAAGACCGCGGCTATGAGTACGGTGAGCACTGGGGGCCGCACGACATCGAGAACCGCGAGTTTGCAGCTGATGCGAAGTCTCGCAAAGAGCTGGCGCGCGAGGGATACGAGATTGACGGCCGGGTGTATTCGATGAACTTCCGCGTTGTGCCTAAAGCGGGGATCGACACCGGCATTGAGTCGGTGCGTGAAATCCTCAAGTCCTGCGTTTTCGATGAGGAGAAGTGCGCTGTTGGCATTTCCCACCTCGAAGGTTACCGCAAGGAGTGGGACGACAAGCGCGGCTGCTGGAAAGACAAACCCCTTCACGACTTCACATCGCACGGCGCCGACAGCTTTCGTTACTTTGCCGTGGCGAAGAACAACCGCAAGCAGGTCGGCACAGTATTCTTCTAAGGAGCATCGCCAGTGAGCGAACAAGATAACGGCCTTCAACTGGCTGTGAACAATCTCGCCACTGAAATGCGGCGAGCGAATTACCTTAACGCCATCGGTATCGGCGGTGGCAATACCAAGCGCCCGACGCTCTATCAGGAATTTGGCTACCCGCGAACCATTACCTTCCATGACTTCTACAACATGTACCGCCGCAACGCCGCGGGTTTCGCAGTGGTGCATCGTCTTCTGGATGGTTGCTGGCAGGACTATCCGGTCATTGTTGACGGTGATGAAGCGCAGAAAGCGGAGAAAGCAAACGCCTGGGAAAAGAAAGTAACCAAGTTTATGAAGAAGTTGTGGCCGAAGGTGAAGGATGCCGATCGCCGCAATATGGTCGGGCGTTACTCCGCACTGCTGCTGCAGGTGAAAGATAGCAAGGCATGGAGCGATCCAGTAGATACCAGGCTGGTGAAATCCCTGGGCGAGTCAGCGCTGGTAAAACTTATCCCGGTATGGGAGCCGCAACTGACAGTTGCCGAATGGGATAACGATCGCCAGTCCGAGACGTTCGGCCAGCCGAAGATGTTCAACTTCAACGAGCAGCCGGTTGGAGACGAGGCTTTCGTCGGACCGACGCGCGGTGAGCCTGTGCATCCGAGCAGGGTGATCCTGTTCTGCGAAGGCTCAGAGGATGACAACGTTCTGTCGGGTATCCCCCTGCTTGAGGCCGGATACAACAAAGGACTCGACCTTGAGAAGATTTCCGGCGGTGGCGCTGAGGGCTTCCTGAAAAATGCCAGCCGGCAGATCGCGGTCGAGTTCAGCAAAGAAACAGACATGGCTACGCTGTCCGATCTGGCGAAGAAGGCTGGTTATGCCGACCTCGGCGAAGCGATGGGGGACAAGGTCAACAAGCTTAACCGCGGCACCGATGCGGCCGCCGTGATGCAGGCCGGGCAGATGCATGTTCTGAGCGTTACGCCAGGCGACCCGGGGCCGACGTGGGAGGTCACCGCGAACGAACTGGCCGCCTCCGTACAGATACCTTTCACCATCCTGTTTGGACAGCAGACCGGACGACTGGCGAGCGATGAGGATAAAACAGACTGGGCCATTCGCCGCAATACCCGCCGCAACGGCTTCCTGACTGACAGAATCACAGCCTTGCTGGAGCGCTTCTGGACCCTGGGCATTATAGATCCGCCGACAAACGGAGAGGTCACCATTTCATGGACTGACCTGCTGGCGCCTGGCGAGAAGGAGAAAATCGAGAACGCCTCGAAACTGGCTGATATCGTCCAGAAAACGTCGGGCTTCTATGGTGGCGAGCCGCCATTCACTGCCAACGAACTACGCGAGATTGTAGGCCTCGACCCTCAGCCTGAGCCAAAGCAACCACCTAACCCGAATGACAAGGTGACAACCGATGATCCACTGGCCGATGACACCTGAGCAGACGGCAAAGGTGGGGCTGCCGATAGTTCCGCGCAGCAAGGTTGACCCGACTCGATCAGCGAAGCAGGTCAGCGCGATGTTCCGGGATATCGAGGACCGTTATCTCGGCATCAAGCGTGCTCTGAAAGCACTGTTTGACCAGCGTCTGACCGGGAGAGAGCGAGAGGTTAACAGCCACAACTGGCATTTCCTGTGTCACGTTAACGGTGCAGAGCCAACGCTCTACCAGGTCAGCGCTGGCAAGTTCATCTACGACATGTCAGCGCAGGAACTGGCCGACCTGCTCGAAGCGGTACAGGTTATTCTCGACGATTACCTGCTGGAAGGCGGCGAACAAAGCCTGTGGGCGATGGATTACGTCGCCGCAGAGGCGCAGCGCGGCACGCTGGAGGCCTTCAACAACCTCTCGCAGCAGTCGCAGGTGTACGCCAGCCAGACGACGCTTCAGCAGCTTTTAAGCAGCCCTGCATACCAGAACCAGATCGCCAGTGCCTACATCAGCACGTATAGCGACTGGAAGCTGGAAGCTGACCGGGCGCGCGGTGACCTGGCGAACATCATCGCGGATGCCGTTGGGCGCGGTGTGAATCCCCGCGAAACGGCGCAGGTGGTAAGCAAGCGCCTTGATGTCTCTATGGGCCGCGCAAAGACTATCGCTCAGACTGAGCAGGTTGGCGCACTGCGCCAGGCGCAATGGAACGAAACGGACTGGGCAGCGGATCGGCTTGGGCTGAAAACCGGCCTGCTGTGGCTATCTGCGCTCAAACCGACCACGCGCAGCTGGCATGCCAGCCGTCACGGAAAGGTATACACCACCGAGCAGGTGCGAGACTTCTACGCTGAGAACGGCAACCGGTACAACTGCTACTGCAGCCAGATTCCGGTGTTGCTCAATGACGACGGTAGCATTTTCAATCAGGGGTTGGCTGAGAAGCTGGAGAAAGAACGTAAAAGTTGGTTAGAGACGACACCATAGAATGATGATAGATTTGAATCTCATTAAAATTGGAGGTTCAGATGTCCAGATATGATGAGCTTCGGAGTGCGG